TTTAAATAAATAAGAGCCTCTAAAAAGGCGGCATAAAATAGAAGATCAGGGTAGTAGTCTGTTAGTATGTTTGTTTGATTGTCATTTGTAATTAAGTCGGGTCGCCCATTATATATTAACCGATAAACATTATTTTGAGCAGGAGTTGGGCTTATAAAAATTCTATCATAAGGCTTAGTATTTGGTTGTATTTTATCGGCATAAAATAGCGGTGGATTATCAATAGTAGCGGTATCGACATTTGGCCAATAATTTATGCAAAACTCATAACTTCTTGGGAATAAAATTACATTATTAGTAAATAGGGATTCAGGCGTTCCATAGCTTAAGGAAATAGTTTCCTGCCAATCGGGAGGTTTTGAGATATTAGCATTATTTGCCTGAAACTGACCGTCAAATGCCTTTTGAAAACCTGTGGTATTTAGCTCTTTCCAGATTTTCTGCTGTCCCATCTCAATAAAATAGGGAATGGCAGCAGCAAATTCAATGCTACCGCCTCTATTGGCATAAGCTATAATCTGAGCAATAAGAGTAGTATAATTCATTTGCTAATAGCTTTTTAAGCTGAGGTAATTGTCTGCCAGGCATTTTTATAGGTTCTAAGGACTGTGTTGGTAACATCAAAATAAGTGAACCCATTGACTTGGTTGGCAGCTACTTCAACGTTTCCCCTTGGCCCGGACGGATATACAAAAGGTGCTCCGTTAGTAAGACCGACTCCGGTAGCAGTAGTAGCAACCGTAAATAGAGTCATCCACCCAGTATTAATATATCCTCTGACCTGGTTATTGGTTGTATCATTATATATAAATCCGTTTACCTGATTAGCAGCTACCTCAACTGCAGCTCTCGTACCAGATGGAATGGAAAAAGGAGATGAAGATAAACCAACTCCTGTAGCGGTACTTATATTTGTTGTAACACTTTCCCATATTCCGTTTCTAAACATTTGTAATTTATCAACGCTGATATTAAATATGATAGTTCCTTCCTTTATTCTAACTGTTGCTCCATTTACTATGTAAGGAGTAACGTTTTGTAATAAATCTCTCTGAGCTGTAGTAACATTGCTAACGGCAAAGGTAGCGTTAGGATTATTAGTCCCGGTGGTTTGATCACTGGTAATAGTAAGACCGCTTAAAGCGGTAATATTTGATAAGTCTGCCATATGTTTCCTTTTTCTTTTTTATTATAACATATAAGTACTTATAACTCTTAAAAATCGTATAAATGTAATTATTTTTGAAAATTACATTTTTGAATAAATTGCTGTATCTTTATAGCGTCCTGTCCATATTGGAAGTTTGACTCAGATTTTAAATATGCTATAGCTTCTGGGGTAGGATTATCGAGTTTACTTAATTCCTGATCTGCAAGAAAACGTTGGAATCTGTAGTAAGATAGATTATTTGTTGCGCCTTTATATAAAGACATCAGTTTAAATTGCAGTTCTACTGCGTCCGTTGCTCCATTTAGCGTTAAATTCAAACTATTAGCAAGTAATCCGAGTCCATTATTAGGGGCTACTTTTAGGTTACCTGATGTTGTCGTTATTTCGATATCAGGATCAGAATATCCAGTACCGACTGAAAGAATACAAGTTGCAACATTCTGCGGGAATAATATATTAGAGAATGCATAACCAAGGCTAGTTGGGTTGTTTTGATACAAACCGCCATCAATAAAGAAGGTATCAGAAGGCATGCCTTGGATAAGAGTCGGACGAAAAAATACCGGCGCTGCACCTGTTGCAATAGCAACATCAATACAAGCATAATTTTGTCCGGTAGTAAAACCCGGAATTAAAACATTAGAAAACTGGTAGTACTGGCTACCTGTAACATCGCCATATGGAAAATTAACATTATCACTACTTGGTCCAGTTCCACCTTGAAACCCTACGGCAGTAATCAAAGTATTAGTTTTTAATTGAAACATGCGAGTAGTTCCTAAAATAGGACTTAAAGCATCCCTTAGAGGTTGCTGATTGTAGATATAAGGATCAACTCCCGGAACTGCCAGCACAGTACCTAAAGTAGCAGCTCCTGCCGGACCAAGAGGTTGCAGTGGATTAACTCCTGCTCTAATAGTAAAAATGCTGTCTGCGTTAGTCGTTAATAAATTAATAACATCGGTAGGAGATAGACCAAGTGAGTAAGCTAAGCCTTGAATACCGCCGATACTTGTTCCGCAAATAATATCAAAATACTTCCATAATTCATTACCATTAATTCCGGCATCATTACAAAATTTCTCTAGAAATGTAGCAGAGAATAACCCTCTAATACCTCCTCCATCTAAAGATAAGATACGTATTACTTGCATAATTTCTATTAACTAATTCAATTCTTCCGGTGCGACGCCTGCTACCTCATGCTGATTAAGCGGTATGATTTTACAAATAGCCTGACAATCAGTTATAAAAATATTTAAAACTGTTGTTAAATCAGATCCTTTGGGGTTCTCGGGCGGAATTTTACTAATTAGGTTATTGGCATCATTAATTGACTGATTTAAACCTGAGGCCAATGCTACATACCATATTTTTTGAGTATTTGGGTCAGAAGCGGTAAAATAGTTAAAAAGCTGGCTTCCAATCTGATTAATGAACTGAACATCCGATTGGATACTCGCATATATACTCGGGTCGCTAAAGACGCTACTTACAAGGCTGTTAAAATAGGATAGATCAACTTGTGTACTGGTAATTAATTTTAAATCATTTAAGTTAGTACTTATGTCTTTTAGAGCTGTATTCATTTTAATTCTCCTAATTGTTGTTAATGAATTGTAGGAACCCAAGTTTATTCTCAAGAATATCTACACGTTTTAAGGTGTTTTTTAATACTACCATTGATAATTCAAAAAGTTTATTTTTGGTAACTGATGGACAGGTTTCAAAAGTGCCGTAAGCAAAGCCTTTCTTTGGTAGTTTTTCAGAACAGGAAATAGTTAATTGCTTTTGAGTAGTTTTTAAAATCTCTGCTTCAATTGATTTATTAAGTAAAATTAACTGTAGCTTATTACCCTCAATATTGGTTAATTTTTCTTTAAATACCAATTCATAGCTATATTCTGCTACCTGTTTAATTAGACAGGACTGCAATATATTAGGGACAAAACTTTTGTCCTCCAGAACATAATCAGGTAAAATCTCTTTTAAAGGTTCAGCAACAATGCCAAAAGTTACTCCTTGGCCATTCTTAATTTTATCTTTATAACTATATTTAAAGAAAGGTATATTACTAAATATCTTTAATGCCTCCTCTTCTATATGTTCGCCTGAAGATTCAATATTTTTAGTTTTAATGGAAGAAACGGCATTAAACTCGGAAGCCTTGACTCTATTATTGCAGTTAATCGAATATGGATTCTGCCCTGTAGACGTTCCAACACTACCGGAGGAATTTAAATAACCATAACTGCCATTATAGGGTTTATAAGTACCAGTGTCTTGGATGCTAAGGGCATGTCCACAAACAATTACCCCTGAATCATAAGCAGCAAGGTTATTGGCAATTAACGTTCCGGTTTGAGCACTGATATTTTTTCCTCCGCTATTAAGATCGGTATCAAAATTAATAATACTTGAATATATCTTACTCCAGGTGTTATTGCCTCTAACAAAAGTATCGGTAGGAGCAGCACTGTAACCTGCTATCTGTGTTATTGCTATACTGCTGATACTAACTGTTATAGTACCGCTAGTAGTAATAGGACTACCGCTCACAGTTAAACCGCTACCGACACCAATACCTACAGAGGTTACTGTGCCGCTACCTGTGGGAGTAGCCCAAGTACCATCGCCTCTTAAATAAACAGAGCTACTGGCCGGATAACCGTTTAAACGATTGATATTTAATTGACCGCTAGTGTTTGTGTTGATATCAAATACCTTAGTATTAACAAAGTTTTCAGTAGCAACACTATACCAGCTAGTTCCATCAAAAAACTCAAGCTTCATTATTTAAACCTATTTAACTTGCTCTCCTACAGACTGGTGTTAAATCTGAGCATTCCGGCAGTTAGAGTAGATGGTCTCTGCACGGTTGTTCCAGTTGGGATAGTAACTGATGCAGTGCCAGGTAATACAGGGTTAGAACTAAGACTTATCGTTGCAACTCCATTAGTAATGGTAACAATTACTTGATTCGTAGTTCCTAAAATATTTGTAATACCACTTTGAGCTAATTTAGCAAAGGTAATGCTATCGCTGCCGACAGTTGCAACAGTTGAAGTAAGCATCCATGATGTTACGGCATTTACTGTGCCACTAATTACATCGATAGTCTTACCTCTAACCATTTGCGACGGGGAATCAAAGTCGGTAGCTCTTGTTAACACCCAGTTTACAGTAGTCCCACCTATATTAGTCACCGTATATATTCCGTTTTGTAAGGCCGCTGTCTGATCTTTAACTAGAACCCTGTTACCTGCAGCTAAAGTAACTCCATCAATAACAAGTGCTACTTGTGTTCCTGAATTAGTTAAAGTAGCTCCCACCCCACTAGTACCATTAGCATAAGTAGCCGTTAAATTGCTAGTCGTTGCTACAAGAGTTGCAGGCACGCTACCCATAGTATTTAAAACCCAGTTTTCAGTAGCAAGAGTAAACCAGTTTGTGCCGTCAGTAATTTCTGGTTTTCCGGTAGATGTCGGTAATGGTGCTTTTAAATTCTTGTCATTTAAGTTATCGGTCATTTTAAATCTCCTCCTATAATTAATAAATTTTACCATAAAATCAAAGTGAAGTGTTAAACCTGATCATTCCAGGAATTAGGGTAGTAGGTCTTTGCATGCTGTTACCTGCAGGCATAGTCATTGAGCCATTACCGGTAAATGTCGGATTAGGTTTAAATGTTGTCACAATCGGATTACTTAATAATCCGCTACCGGTTACATCTCCCAGCAAGGTTAATCCGGTGTTTAAAAGAGTATTTAAATAAGTTTGCGCAGCAGTTGCACTATTTGCTGCATTAGTTGCTGATCCACTTGCGCTACCAGCAGAATGACTGGCATCGGAGGCACTCGAGGAAGCATCAGATGCCGAACTTGACGCACTACCTGCTGAAAGCGCTGCTGCACCAGCTGAAGCAAGAGCTCCTGCTGCCGATAGACCCGCTGCAGTAGCCGAACCGCTAGCAGCAGCGGCCGCCCCTGTTGCTTCTGCTGCTGCTCCCGTAGCCTCTGCCGCCGATGCAGTAGCTTCACCTGCACTCGTTGCCGCCTCGCCTGCTGAGGTCGCTGCTTCCTCCGCTGAAGTAGCGGCTTGCTCTGCGTACTGCTGGCATTGTTGCTCTATTTCTTCTAATTGCTGGATAGTTGCATAATCCTCGCCGGCAATCGCGATTGCAAAAGCACCGCCAGCAACAATCTTGGCCATTCCTATCCCCAGTTCCTCTAAAACCTGTGCTTCAGGTAAATTGACATTCGGAGTTTTTATTATGTAAGTAGCATCGGTTGGAGCAAGGTTTAACTGGATTTCTACCGGTCTGTTTGCCGCGTCCCCTTGCCAGACTCTTCCATCAGTTAAGGATGGTAGGTTAGCAATATCTATAGTTTGACGTGCTTCCGGCACATTATTTAAACCACCCATCAATAGTTGATTCTCTAGGATGGTAGCTGCTATAATTGCTCCTGTTCCTGTGCTACTCGTCTGCATCCAGGAACCTGCCGGTAGATTTGAGAGAAATTGTGAACCCGGCATTAATGTTTGTAGTACGCTGTTACCTTTTCCAAGAATAAAATTAGCGCTAAAAAACCTGAAATTAATTAAGGCAATATCTCCTTCCACAACTAATAAAGCCGTAGATTCTTCGGGTCTGTTGTTATCAGTGCCGTGCCAGATTTTACCTCCTGAAATTGTAATCGGATTAGTTGGATCAAGAGGATTAGGCACGTTAATGCTAGCAGTGCCTAAATTTGGTAGGTTATCAATGGTAATGGTTTGCTGCGCAGTTGCAATATTTGAGCTATTGCCTATGAATAATTGACTTGAAGGCAAGGTAGTACTTAAATAATCTTCTCCGGGGACGGCAATTTGTATAATGCCGTCTTTGTTTTTCATTAAACCATTATTTAGCTGATTTAAGGCTTGAGCATTCGGAAGGTCAGAAGTTGGTTGTTGCAAGATATATGTAGCATCCTTTGGTGCTGATCCTCCGCCAGCATCGATAAACGATAGAATACCATTGCCGTTTGTTGCTATTACCTGCCCGTTAGTTCCATCCTGCAGCGGTAATCTCCAGATGGTGTTTTGAGTTAAATTACCCGCAGTAAAACCAACATAATAATCATTAGAGGGATTACTCCATTTTAGCCTATTAGTAATAATATCTTCAGTATTAGTGATGCTCGCAGAGTTAATGCCGGTTGCATATATTGTATAAAGCTCAGCAGTACCGCCGGTAATAACAGAAGACAAAATACTTTCAAAACTAGCCTCTTTTGCATATAAATAGTTAATTGGGGTTAGTCCTTCTCCTCTATTAGCTAAAGCTATAAAAGCTGCTTTTTCTCTATCAAAACCCGGATTAAAATTATTAGCCATTACTTTAGAACTTAATTTGGTGCAACGATTCCAAACGCTCTCGTGCGTCTATATTGCTAACACTCTGACCGGCAAAATCAGGTAAAACCGGGGGTATATCCTCACTTGTAAAGTTGATATCTTCTAAAATAACAGGCGAACTATTACCAATTGCCTCAGGACCTTGCGGTGTCTCTATCCCAAATGGGCGAGGATTTTGTACGGCTTTCGGATCACCTTTTATTTGCGGCGGTCTATTCTGCTCGTTTGGCTCATCAACAAAAGGCCGCCCGACTATTGCTCCTGTCCAGACTAACTGATTACCGCGCCATTCATATTGTTTAACTAGATCAGACCTGCTAAAGGGAAACCCTGAATAATCACAAGTTCCAATAGGTTCAATGACGTCCTTTCTAACGTAATCTCCCATTTGCGTATTTACAGGGATCACTTTTAAGCTAGTTGCCATATACCTCCAGTTTAAGTGGTACTTCCGTTGTATTATTAATCACTGCCGGATTTAGAGTTTCCTGATATCTCATTTTTAAGCCTTCTTCTTTTTCAGGAGCATATTGTGCTGCTAGCATGCTAGCGAGTCCATATATTAGAGGAGTATAAAAATATGATGGGATATCTACGCTTTGTGTGTAATTCTCTAGCGTTTCTATACTACTTTGACCGCTATACATTATTAAATTATACATTGGAGCAGCAGTCTGCCATATATACAGGGATGGAGTCCGCTGGTAATCAACGTAGTAAATAGTAGGTCTACCGATTTGTGATTTATTGGGATAGGTTAAATATTCATATCTGGATACCTCGCTCATGGTAGTATCCTGGCTTATACTATTAAAATAAAGTTCTTCAATATCGAGTGTGTATCCTCCTGTTTCTTTAATTCTATATGCCCTTGCATAAATTGGATCAGGTACATAAAACCATGAAATTACATGTGCTTGATATGGATATAATGGAGGAGGAGTAAAAACAGGAAACCAATTTATCGTATCCTGTGATGCTTCTAAAACTAAGCTATATGGACGATTAGAAACATAACTTTGAATGCCGATAATGCTGATTTGCTTTGTTACCCCTAAACCGTAATCATAAGAAATATTGCCGTTTTGAACGTCTTGTGTACATCTTGTCAGTGGATTACCATCAAAAGCATAAGCAGCAATTCCTCCTCCGTTTCCATCATAAGTATTTGCGGTATTTGATTGCGGTGTTCCATTTAATTGTCTTACGTTGCTTCTTAAGAATACCTGAAATATTTTAGTAATGTTGCTTGGTAGAGGGTAGGATGCTTGCCCTGGAGTTAAAAAAACAGGATTTAATTTTAGTGTCCATAAGTTAACATTAGAGTTAGCCCAATCACTTAAAATAAAATTAATAATATTAAGTGCTGAATTATATTGCTCGGCAGTGACCATGCTAAGAGGCATGCCGATTAACTCATAAGCCTTTCTGATAATCAGCTCTCCTTTTATGCTATTAAAACTATAACTTCCACTAGTTGCCGGCATTTTATCTTCCTTTTTAATTACAATTGCAGGAATTGAGCTTTAAGAACCGAGCCATTATTATTAGTGCCAATTTTAATGAGTAAATTGGAAGCTAAAGAATTATACTGTATTAATGCAGACGCAGTAGCAGCAGCGGCAGAAGCAACAAAATTACCATTAGCGGCGGCGGTTAAATCATCGTATTTCCCTAGGCCTAAATTATTCTTTAGCGATAAAAATACCTGATAAGTAGCAGGATTAGCTGTTGCTGCTACGATATTTAAGGCATAGCTTATAGAAGAAGTATTGGTCTTAGCGGTGTTTAATAGAATCATTGGAAAATAACCAACGGAAGCAACGCCGACTTGAAGGGTAGAGCCTGTAGTACCGGTTGGAATTATCTGCGTTACAGTATCAAAGCAGTTAACACTTGTAACTGTTGTGTTATTTGGTCCAGTTAAGGTTTCACTAATGAAAACCCCATTCTGATAACCGGTAATAAGAAAATTAATACCAGAAAGATTGGCCGCTGAATTAAGAGTAATTCTTGGTACAATCCCAAAATCAATAAAATTAATTATTCCTGTGATTTTGTTAACATAAGAACCATTTAACAGCAGCGGAATATTTGCAGTTAGTGTTTGGAAAAGCGATATGCCATTGACAACTGGAGTAGGCCAGTTATATTCGTAGAATTGGGACATAATTTTCTCCTAATTTTAAGTTCTTTTACAAAACATGGAAGCACTTGGCTCATTATTCTTAAAAGCTTAAGTGCTTCTTTTTTTATAAGGTTTAAGCTGTAGAACCTTGTGCGCCAATTACTCCAAGAGGAGTAAACATACCAAAAGAATAACGACCAGATGCAAGTACTGACATGGTTTCAGTTACGGGATCGGTTGTAACGTTTACTTTAAGCGGACGTCTTACGAAATGCTTACGACTTCCCTTAACATTAGTTAATCCAAACCAGTTGCTAGGACTTGTTAAGAAATGGCTTACTTCATAACCTTGCGGAATAGCTTTCATGTTATAAAGTGCGTTTATATCGTTATTAGCCGTTCCTGTTCTAAATACAGATTCAAGTAACCTGCAACCTGAGAACATTAAATCTTGTGGAAGTAGCAATCTCTCAATTTGAGCATTAATTAGCAGTCCTGCCTGATCTTTCATTTTACCGGCTAGTATTACTGCCTGCTCAACGCCTGCCTCGCTAAAGTCGACATTAATATTAACGCCGTTATATGCCCCAACTCTGTTAGAATAAACACCTCCGTCGTAAGGCTGAGAACCGGAGCAAAGAGGTTGTCCGTTGGCTTGAGCCGCTGCTACGTTAAATGCCTGGTTAAAAGGGTTCATGGCTACTACTTCTCTGGTTTGTTCATAGGAAGTAGTAAGCGATTTAGTACCATTAAAGAACTGATCGGCATAAAGATCATCTTCCATGGCAATATTAGTAATCTGAAAACCGAGGGCAAATTCCCGATGGACAAATTCATAAATAAACCGCTCAGCCATGCTATCCATTTTAATAGGAGCACCTTGGGTTTTCTCAAGAGCGTAGCCTGTTCCTCTAATATCAACCAACCTTTCAGTATGTTTGACAGAATTAGCCTGTTCATAGATTTTGGTATATTCCCCCTTAAACCGATCATACTGAGATTTTACCTCATAAAGACCTGGCCAAAGCAGACTTGGAATATCACCGGTTGTTATAATAGACATAATTAATTACCTTTATTTTTAGTTTTCTTTACTGATCCTGCTTTAACAGGTGTTTTTTTCTTCTCTTTCGGTAGGTATAATCCTTCCTTTAAAAGAGACGGCATATTGCCGCTTGTTATTATGGACATAACCTTATACTCCTATGCTCCGGCTGTTGGACCTGCTACGCCGCTTGATCCGTACATATGCTTGTTAAACTTAACTATTAGGTTGGTAAATGGCATATTTACTCCCGGTACTAATCCTGTAGGATTTGCGTTACCGGTAATTACAGGATCAATTCCAATAATTTTTACGTCTAAGGTCGCTGTAGTAGCTGAGTAAGTTGAGCCATCGAGATAGTAAACAGAGCCGTATATATTACTGCCGCTGCGGGGGTTTTGACCACCTGCGATAGCAGTAGCATCCGTGAAGGTTATTCCTGCCACTGATAAACTGGCATTAAGACCAAGCCCGGTTGCTAAAAAAGTAATTCCTGTTGCAGCTGCTAGAGAACTTGATACTTGCACTCTGAATACCGCCATTGGATCATCATTGACATATGCAATAATAGGCGTGCCGGCTTTTACCGCTCTACCGCCTGGCCAGTAATCAGACTCTACAAGTATACCGGTATTTGCATCAGTATAAGCGCAGCTTATGAACACCCCAAGGAAAGCGTCTGCGTCTGCTGTTGCAACAGCTTGTACCTGTGTTCCGTTTGTTGGAGCTGATAACTTTTGTGGTGCTATTGTTCCTGCCATGACAGCAAGGCCTGGGGCACTTACAAATTTAATGGGATCACCTTGAAAAATACTGTTTGGCTGCGTGGTTAAGCCGTCAGCGGATGCGTAAATAAAGTATTGACCTAGTTTTTGTGTTCCGCCGTTTCCTATTTGAGACTGAACTACTTCCAAACCATAAGGTCTATTAATGCCGTTAGACATAATTTCCTCATATATTGTTAATTATTAAAAAACGTAAATATTTTAAATTTAAAAAAAGATAAGCTAATTCAAGCTCAGGAGACCTTTTAACGTCTAGTTATGACGATAAACTTTGTTATAGATAAGTTTCAAAACTAGCCTTTTTGTGTCTTGCGATGACAGAGGTAGCTTTTTTAGAGATTTAGCTACAAACTACGCCTTTTAACGTCTAGCAATGACGGAAACTTTTTACAGTCTAGTCATGACTTTTTTTTACCTAATTATATTATAGCAAAAAGACTGTTACTTTTGCAAATCGTGCTACTATTTTTAGATTTAGCTTATATATCTTCAAGCCTTTAATTACCAAATACCACTACGGATACGCCATCAAGTACGGGAAGCAAATTACCGAGTGTGTCGGTTGTAAAAATAATAAATTCCGTAGCAGATCTAGACCTAAAGAACACCTGAAACGGCGCTATGACCTCCGTTCCACGTGCTAATGCCGGTAATACTAAATAATTACCATCAGGAAAAGGAGTAGCAAACTTCACAACATAAGACCCGTTTGCTCCGCTAACCGATGCTATATTAAAACTACTCTCTATCTGAATATTATTGCTCGGGGCATTATTATCATAAAAGAAACAATAAGCTTTAGCAGTAGCAGGATTTATAATCTTCCCCGGTATTGTCATATTACCGATATTATCAATTTGAGTACTATTTAAATTGATTACTCCATCATCTACAGTAGCTAAGTTAATGTCCTGATCACCGCTTGCCGTGGTAATAGTATTTACAGATATTAAGAGATTACCTACATTGATACTGGATAATCCTACTAGAGAATCGGCTAAATTAATAATTACATCATTTGTTTCCCCATCGCCGCTTTGTACATTTATATTAGAGCCACCGCCTATCTTTCGAGTTACAAAACTTAATGGAGTATTACCGGTTATTACTAAAAACCCATTCTGTACTTGAGTAGCTAGATTATTTAGATTATTTAACGAATCGGCAACCTTAAAAATGATGTTACCGGTCGGAGGAATAACAGTTGAATTTGTAATCTGTAAACTGTTATTCTGGCTTTCCGTAGAAAAGCTTACTATACCGCTGCTACCACCCCCAAAAGGTATTACCTGCCATACTCCCGTGCTGGTTAGATTCTCAGTGAGATATATCTGTATTACTTCCCCGGGAATAATTACGTTGGTTAGCGGAGTTCCATCGTTATATAAGAGGGTAAAGTCTTTTTGCCCGACATTATTAAACAACAAGGTAGTACCGGTTTCTACAGTATTACTTGGGGGAAGAGTAATTGTATACGCATCATTTTCAGAAATTACATTATTAATGTCACTAGCAATCTCCCCTTCAGTGCGGGGATAAGGCCAAGATAGTTTAATATCGCTATTTAATATGATTTTAGAATATGACATGATATTCTTCTACATTGCTCTATCAGAAAACGGCATGACCGGATTGTAGATATCGGTCTGTACTTTTTGCAAAGTATCTCGCATTACTCTTACGGCTTTTTGTTCATAATATTGCTGTTCTTTTAGCCCGTAGCGTTCATCACGTGCTAAAACAATAGTATCACCGGTAGTAATACAATCATTTTCCGATCTTAAGTCTCCTCTATAAGTACGTTTGTTTTTAAGCCTATCAGGAGATACGATATACCACTTCTTTGCCAGTAACCTATTAATACGTTCAGGGCTATTAAAGGCAAAGTAATATTCCTCGCCCGGTTGTTTTATCTCATCAATTAAAGCTTTAAAAGGACAGGTTGAATCAGTGAACATTAAATCAAAATCACTTCCTTCAAGTTCATGCTCCCTGATATCTCTATCAATAGATAGAAATTCATTATTTTTGTCTTGTTTATATTTAATTGCCATTTTTTGACCTCATTTCTTTGTTACGTTGATCTAGAAGCTCCCGGTACCTCTCGTAAGACATACCAAAAGCAAGAGCTGCCTTTTTCTCTCTATCGCTTAATTCCCTTGTTTTTGGATCAGGTATTGATTCTTGTGGCGCACGACTGCGAACTGCTCCAAAATGTTTGGCAGGAGGACTAGCCGTATCCTGTGCTTTTAAATTATCAATATACTCATCAATCATGCCGTAATAACTACCAGAGCCTATTAGATGTTCCTTTCCTCCGGTCTGGTATTTACGATCCAGTTTAGTAATAAAGGATAATACTGAGGCCGCTAGCTTCTCATCATACTCAGGGGCGTTTCTATCTACTTCAGGATTACTTTCAAGCCAGCTATATAACCTATCTTCATATTCCCTAGCTCGAACCTGATTTAGATGCTCTTGTGAGTATTCTTCTTTAGGAAAAGTGGCTATTCTAGATGCCTCATTTAAGGCATGGGTCGCCTTTGAAATATCCGCAGTAGCTCTGCTAACTCCAGCAGCATCCCCGTTTTCCAGTGCTAATTGAAGCCGTGCCTGAGCCATTTCAAGTTCGCTGGCAACATTGTTCTTATAATGGGTAGAACCGGTATTAATAGCTTGGCTGAGCATTTGTTCTATTTGTAGTTTTTCTTGCTGTAACTGTTCTAATTGCTCAGCAAGCTTTACCTTTTCTTCACGTTCTTTTTTTAATTTAGACCAGTATTTTTCCTTATCTTTATCAGGAGTAGAGGTTTTAGTAGGCTTTTCCTCTAGCTTTGTGGTATCCTCGGGAATATTGGTTTTATCATCGCTACTATCACCTTGAGTATCTTCCCCCAAGTCTTTATTTTCTACTTCTGCCTCGCTAGCTTCATTCTTTGAATCTTTATTTTCAGTCGCTTCTTTTAAAGGAGGAATAGCAGCGTTTAAATCGGTTGTATTTTCAATATCTATTTTAAACATATTCTTACCTTGATACTTTTGATGGATTATCAACTAGTAGCTTGATTTTAAAATCCTCTACCATAATTATCGGCTCACCCTCATATTTTGACTGCAATGATGAACCACGGGGGAATATGACCCAGTCTCCAGCTTTGACGTAAGGACCGCTTGGAAACTGATCACCCTTATAACTATCAGGACCAAGCTTTAATACCATTCCGACCATTGAGTTATATTCCAGATCATCTTGGACGGCGCTTGGCGGTTTTATAATTCCTCCTCTTGTAACCTCCTCTAGCGGAGGTTTGTAAATAAGAATTAATACATTGATTCCGGTAACTGACACCTCTTTAAATCTTTCTATCATTGCTTCCTTATTAAAAGCTTCCAGATCAATTCCTTTGGTTTTAAAATCTTCCGGTTTGTAATTGTTTATTTGATGGTTAATCATTGTTATTTACCTCTATTATGTGCCTGTTAAAGAGTTCAAGGGAACTCTCAAGTCCCTCAATTAATCCCACATGATATTTGTAATCCTCTAGCGTAGAAATTGATTTTGGATGACTTAAAATACGCCTGTATCTATCAATCTCAGACTCAATACTTCCTATAAAGCCGGAGGTAAAAGAGCCTCGGCTATAAATGTTATTTCGGTTCATTTACCGCTCCTCCCCATATTTCTAGGTTTTACTACCCTACCGCTTTTTGTAGCTACGTCTTTTCTAATTTTAGCAGCGCCACCGGCAGCATATTTATTACAGCTTTCGCTTCGCTCTTTAGCTCTTTCCTGCATTTTGCGAAGTGCTATTTCTCTTTTTTGTCTATCCATAAATGACTTCCTCTTTTTCTGGTGTGGATGATAGTTCTGATCTTAGAGCTTCTACTTGTGCCTTTAACTCAGCTTCCTTTGCTTTGTATTCCAGCTTTAGTAATTCAAGCTCGTTCTTACTATTGATTTCCTGTTCCTTGGTTAACGTATCTATTACTTTTTCTTTCTCGTTTAACTGGAGTTTTAAAAGTTCAATTTGATATTTCTGCTCGGCAAGTTGTTGTTGTTCATTAACTTTTAATTCAGCTAAATACTTCTCTTGTTCCAGTTTTTCCTTATCAAGCTCGATACTCATTTGCGTCTTATAGCCGTCAGCTTCAATATTTAAGTGAGCTAGCCGTTCTTTGGACTCTACTTCAAGTTTTCGCTGCTCAATATCGGCAATCTGTACCTGTAATGCCGGGTCTATTGGTTGCTCCTGCTGCTGCTCCGGCGCTGCTTCAGGTAACAATATCTTATCAATGTCCTTAATCCCTAGGGCTTGATATACTTTTAAATATACTTCTCGCATGTTATGTAGCTCAGGGCTACTGCTAGCTAACTTTAAAATACTCTCTGCCTTGATTATTCTCTGCGTAGAAGACTCAACAGACGGATCAGATACGGGTATAACCTTCAAACTTTCTTTATCTAAAGGTAGCGTGCTAAGATTGAACATTTTATAAAAGAGCTGTAGCTCGGTGCTAAAGCTACTATGGACTGTTCTCATTATTGCCGATTGCATCCGATTAGATACTTCAAGCAAGGCAATCGTAGTACCGACAGGCGTATTCTGATTATTTTCAGTAAGTCCCATCTCTGTTGCGGACGCTAGCTCCTGTGTCTGAGCAGTTATCCGGTTAATATATTCAAGCAAAGCTGGAGAAGGTCCGTTATAAGGAAGCGGCATAATTGAATCACGCAAGGACAAATTACCGGTTTCAACAGTTACGAATTGACCGGGTAATATATTCAAGTCATTATTAGTAGTTTTTATTCCCTTAGCCTTCATCCCTCCCGGGAAATTCTGGAAAATAGCTGCGTCAATCGCCATTTGCTGCATGGAAGTTAAACTCTTTGAATTAGAGCCAAGTATTTGAGCAAGCCCCAGTCCAAAAACATCAAACCCGGGGAATAAATTATAATGAATGAAGCAGTTAATCCTTGTTTTGGTTGGATCGTTTTCATCCCAGTTCGGCGTAAGTGATACGATCTGATTACTGCTGCCGCATCTGGTAATAACGTAAGGTAGTGGGATACTATAGTCTTCAGATGCATTGTTATTGTCAAAAAAATCATTCAAAACCAGATATTCGTGCGTCTCATAAAAAGGAAAACGGGAGCCGGTCGGATCAACCTGTTTTTGCTCATTTTTATCCTTTTCTTCTTCGCCCTCGCTGCTGCCTACATTATCTAGGTAATCAAGATCAACCTTTAAAAATATCCCGCTATTCATATTAAAGAGGATTTCCCTTTTTGAGAGATACCTAATATGGGTCAGACGATTTGATTCGGTAATACTTGAGCAGTTATTATCAAATAAAAAGTCCTCAGGCATGATAAACCGGCTCAAGGGCTTACCTGTAATAGGATCGTAGTAGATTTTACGGAATACACACCCATAAAGAATCAGATACAATAAGAACCGATCGTAATCGGGATAAAAACCTTTATCTTCAACAGTTAAATACTCGTTTAAAATATCCCTAACCATTTCGCCTTTTAATTCGTAGTCCTGATCCACGCTTACATCAGTTCTAAATCCTACAGGGCCGGTAGCGGGTAATAATTCGGAGCGAAGCGTTGCCCATAGCCGAAGCACGCTACTTGAAAAGGTAGTATCGTAAGTTTTAACCTGAGCGCTATTTCCGATGGAAGAATTGGATTTACGGATGTTTGCAACATCTCCATCTTGTATTTCCTCAATTTTAAAGCCAAGCAGATTTTTAGCCTTTTCAATTATATCAAGCCAGGGCGCACGGTTTTTGGTATCTTTTTCTGTTACCTCTTCCAAGTAAGCAGCGATTTTATCTCTGACGCTTTCCGGTATATCATCCGCAAAATTACTATTAAAGGTAGCATCCGGAGGTGCTAATTCTTTCGCTTCGTTATCTATACGTGATAAGATTTGATCTTCTAGGGAAATAAGTGCTTCTTCTTCTGGTAAAACTGGTTCATCTAAACTACCTGTTTCTTGTGCTAGGATTTGTTCTTCCATCGGCATTTCTTGAGCAAAGTTTAGAGAATCAGGCTCAAAACTCTTGGACACCGATAAATCAAGATTAGTCTTTCCTTTTTGCTTCCTTCTTGTTGCCATTAGTATAATTTCTTGTGTTTAGTAACGATCTCATCTTCCTTAACATCACTTGTATGAATTAAAGTATCAAAGTCTCGGAGGTATAAAATTGTTTGCGTCATCGAATCAACTAAATCCTTTGACTCCCCGTTTGGAAAAGTTATCACTGTTTCTAAAAACTCCTCGGCCATAGGAGTTAGTCTTTCAGGGTTTTTCTCTTCAGTCGGTAAGTACACAAGCCCGCACTCAATAAGAGGTGCTGCTCTCTGTACTCTTGCCCCCTTATCGCCTTTTGGCACATACCCTATAGCAGGAACTCCTCCAAGCCTTAAATCCCGAATTAATGGATCACCCGTTGCCTTTGCTTCTATTAAACAACAATCAACAGTTCTTTGAGCCGGCATTGGGTTCTTATGCTCACCTATATCCTTATAATCTTTGGCTAAGCGCTGAGCCTTGCTTCGGAGCTCCGGATATCCTACACGACCCCGCCAACTAGAGAGTAGCATCATCCTAAATAGCTCATCCTCGGATTTTTCGCCCCAAACTCCCCACGTAGTACAGGCAGAATATGCCGCACTCGGTTCATCGGAAATTGCCGTATCCCAGCTTTGCAATATGTAATCAAATTTAGGCTTAATCGGGCTAGTCCAGAACTTAAACCATTTTTTCTTGATTATTCCACCGCCGATAGGGGAAGGCCTTTGCTGGCATTGCCCCGCATAACCGTAAGAGCCGAGTAACTTTTTTAACTCACTTACCTGCTTCTCGCCAAAGCGTAAGCTACTTAGCACCTCTCCTTCTTTGTTTCTTGGGTCTTCCCAAATAACCTGATCTATGCCAAGAGGAACTGTAATACACTTGCGCTTTTCTTCAAATTCTAGCGGCAGCACTAACTCCACCCAGTCACCCTCGCTGTCATTCTTTCTGATATAACCGGTTAAATCATTCTCGTGCGTTCTTTGCTGGACAACTATTCGGCAGTCATTAGCTGGGTTATTTGAACGGGTAGACATTCTTTGCGTCCACCAGTTAATTACGTTCTCTCTTTTGATTTCAGATAAGTCCCCTGGGTCGTTAGGGTCATCAATAATAATGATTGAACCGCCTTTACCGACAGTTTTAGATACTACGCTTGTTGATTGCCTATATCCTGTTTTGGTATTCTGGAAAAAGCTTTTAACGTTCTGGTCTCTA